CAGCCTCGGTCTCGTGGGCTCGTAGATGTGTATAAGAGACAGAGATACTATAGAGTACAACAAAATAATGCAGTTGTACAATACTTTGTGTCCTTCCCTTCCTTCTGTCAGATCACTTTCTGAATCTCGTAAAAAAGCAATTAGAGCAAGAATGCATACTTACACAGTTGATGATTTTAAGGAGCTGTTTGAGAAAGCGGAAGCGTCTGACTTTCTAAAAGGTGCGAATGATCGGAACTGGTCAGCTACATTTGACTGGTTGATCAAAGATGCCAATATGGCAAAGGTACTAGATGGAAACTATAACAAGAAAAAGAAGAATGGATTCGATAATTATACCGGAAGGAATTACGATATGGCGAATTTAGAAAAACGTCTTGTGGAAGGTGGGATAAATCATGAGTAGAAATAAGAGTGTAAAACAGAGATTAGATGGGGAACAGCATTATGATGAGCTTGAATCAGATATTGATGAAAAGGCAAGTGAGAGATTCCATACACCGCCAGCTTATCAGAGCTATGAGGTTACTGATTTTTTGAAGAAAATCGGGATAAATGTAACAGGGGGAATCGAACAATGATAAGCGAAGCAAAAAGAAATGGATCAGGATATTATGATCCGACTGCATATATGGCAATGATGAATGTCAGAAAAGAAGGAGAAAATAAAATGGAAGTATACAGAGGAGATATATTTTACGTAAAAAGCAATAGAAAAGACACAGTGAAGGAAACTAAAGGATCGCCAGCCGTTGTCGTATCAAATAACAAAGGAAATGAGAATTCAAATTTTGTTGAGATTGTGTATTTGACAGCAGATGAAAGAAATTTAATTCCTACACATGTGAACGTAATGTGCAAAGTTCCATCGGTGGCATTGTGTGAGCGTATTTCAAATGTGTCAAAGGACAGACTGGAAGAGTATATCAGATCATGTACTGACGATGAGATGCGGAGCATTGATGAGGCTCTTATGCTTTCGCTTGGTGTAGAAGTATCAGGTGGAAATACTACTGAAGAAGCAGAAGAGACAATAAATGCATTGAAACTGGAATTAGTCGAAACTAAGAAAATAGGTGAAGAGTTAAAGCGTAAGCTCAAAGAGGAAGTTGACAAGCGAGAAGCCATGAAAAAAGCAATGAACACCTATGAAAAGAATACAGAGGATGCAAGCGATATTGTAGACGGCCGGATTAAAGCTGCTGCTGAAAGGGACGTATACAAAGAATTGTACATGCATCTGCTTGATAGAGCGATAAGCGCATAGATGAATGGAAAGATAAGAAAATGAAGGGAGTGGATACCGGTGGAGCAGAGACTGGAAGAAAACAATATCAAGAATGAGAATAACCGGAAGAAAGAATATCTGAGAGGATACAGATCCAGTAGAAGACGTATCAATCGTATTGATGATGAAATTACCGAACTGAAGGAGCTAGCGGAATCTGTGAAGGCAATTGATTATTCAGGTATGCCGCATGGAAGCGGAAATCAGAAGGATCTATCTGATGAGCTGGCAAGGATTGATTCGTTGGTAGAAAAACTTGGAACAGAAAAGGAAAGCTGTATTGAATCATATGCTTCTATCGAAAAGCAGATCAAGGAGATAAAGAATGAAGATGAAAATGATGTGTTGTTTTACCGATATGTGAAAGGCTTGAGGTTCTGGGAGATTGCAGAGAAAATGGATTGTAGTGAGCAGTGGGTACATAAATTGCATGGAAGAGCACTGGCACATTTAAAGTTGCCGACATAATTTATCTTTGTTTGTGTTAGTTTATTGAAGTTTAGTATCGATATATGATTTAATTAAAATGAGCTTGAGGCGGAAAGCTGATAGCTCATAAAAAATACAAAACAAAAAAGAGCCGGGTAGCTAGTCCGACTCTTTTGTCTCTTATAATCCTCGGATAATTGCAAAGATCAAAGCAGCTAATGCAATACTAAAAAGTTTAGGATTACATTTGGCAAGCTTTGTTTGTATGTACATTGCGATATTGATCCAATATACACCAAGAATAAACAAGAGAAAATCTGCATTAAGCACCAACTTTAGAAATTTCATACGATTTCCTCCAAGTTTTCTATTTTGGACTTACACTAAACGAAAGGGTTTAATAGCCAAGAAAAAATGGATGGTGCTTTTTGCAAATTGGAATTAACACTAAAGAAGAAATCAAGAAATCATAAAGTTGGTGCTTAACTAATTACGATGCTTATATTCCGTGAATATGAGCTGTTGCTTTCATTAAAATTGATGATTGTCATTTGATTTTCCTCCTTTAAGATGTATTTTCATTCCGAAATTATTATATCAATAAAAGAAGTATTTGACAAGAAAATATAATTGTGATGGCACCCTTCGGGGTGCTTTTATAATGCAAAAAACAGGAGGTGAGTCTGAGTGACTGAAAAACAGAAAAGATTTTGCGATGAATACTTAATTGATTGTAATGCCACTCGGGCTTACAAGACGGTATATCAGAACGTTAAAAGCGATGAGGTGGCAAGAAAAGCCGGAAGCAGATTGTTGACAAATGTAGACGTCAAAAACTATATAGCTGATCGAATGGAAGAAATTCACAACGAAAAGACTGCAGATGCACAGGAAGTAATTGAGTATCTGACGTCTGTTCTTCGTGGAGAAAGCACGGCACAGGAAATTGTAGTTGAAGGAACCGGTGATGGCTGCAGCGAAGCGAGGACGATGGAAAAATCCCCGTCAGAAAAAGAACGATTAAAGGCTGCAGAGCTTCTGGGTAAGAGATACGCATTGTTCACCGATAAAGTTGAAACAGATGTAGATATGGACCTGAACATCACGATCGATTATGGAGATAATGACAATGAAGAAAGTTAATATTTTAGGAACGTTATATAAGATATATTTTGATGCGCCAGATGAAAAACTTCCAGAGGGTTGTGATGGATGTATGGATCAGAGTATTCATCAGATTAGGATTGCGAAGTTAGAATCCAGTAGAAACTCTTTAATGAATTTGAAAGAGTACAAGAAGAAGGTACTCAGGCATGAAATTATTCACGCGTTTCTGTACGAGTCTGGATTATGGAATAACAGTGGCGGTGCCGAAAGCTGGGGACGGAATGAGGAGATTACAGACTGGATTGCTATTCAGTCACCGAAACTTTTCAAAGCCTTTAAAGAAGCTGATTGCCTGTGAAAATAAATGTTCAAGCTAATCAATGCTTTAAAGAGGTTGACCGCAGTAAAAAACGCTACATCGTGATGAAAGGTTCTGCCGGATCCGGAAAGAGCGTGGATACAGCGCAGAATTACATCCTGAGACTAATGAGAGACAAAGGAAGAAACCTTGTAGCAATGCGAAAGTCTGATATCACCAATCGAGACAGTACATTCGCAGAACTAACCGGTTCTTTGTACAAGATGTTTGGGGATAAAGCTGATGCTTATTGGAAGATTAACAGAAGTCCATTAATGCTTACATGCAGACATAATGGCAACCAGATTATATTCAGGGGAATGAATGATGATAGACAACGTGAGAAGTTGAAATCTATTACATTTCCAAAGGGCAAGCTTACGGACGTGTGGCTGGAAGAAGCTACAGAATTCACGCAAGCAGATCTGGAAATTATCGATGACCGTTTGCGTGGTGAGCTTCCACCAGATCAATTTTATCAGATCAGAATGACCTTCAACCCGGTGAATAAGAATCACTGGATCAAGAAGGTCTTTTTTGATATCCCGGACACGAATGTACTTACCCATCATTCGACCTATCTCGGTAATCGGTTCATTGATAATGCGTACCGTGAACGAATGGAACGTAGAAAGATTGTGGATCCAGAAGGCTATCAGATCTATGGTCTTGGAGAATGGGGTGAGATTGGTGGATTGATTCTTCACAACTGGGAAGTCCGGGAAGTATCACAAAATCTCAACAATTACGATGATGTAGCTATTGGACAAGACTTTGGGTTCAACCATGCGGACGCAATATTGCTGGTTGGTATCAAAGATGAAAATATCTATATCATCGATGAAATATATGAGCATGAGAAAGAAACCGCTGAAATCATACCAATAGCCATACAGCATGGCATACCTACCAAGAAAATAATGTGGTGTGATAGTGCTGAACCAGATAGAATCCAGGAATGGAACAAGGCTGGATACAGGGCAAGAGGTGTTGACAAAGGCGGTTCAAAAGGCTCGGTAAATGCACAAATCGATTGGCTGAAAGGCTCGGTCGGTAAGGACCATACTATCAAACGCAGGATTTATGTTGCCCCTCACTGTGTCAACACGATCAAGGAACTACAGCAATGGAAGTGGAAGAAGGATGAAAGAACGGGTGAATACCTGGATGATCCGGTTCCGGTTATGGATGATGCAATGGCAGCACTGAGATATGCAATAGAAGGATGGCGCAAGGCTAGTAGATGGCTGATGTAAAAGAATAATGACAATTGACGGACGGCGTGCACAGCACCAGCGGTTTTCAGAGTCTTAGGGCGGGCTCAATCTTTTTCCGTTAAGAAACTTGCATCGTCGCGGATGCAACCTCCTTTCACGGTCACAACTGGTGGTCGATTATGGTGCTGGCAGGACTGTCATTTAGATAAATACAGGGCTTATAGCTCAGTGGTAGAGTAGATACAGCGTCCGGTTATGGAGTGCTGGCTGATATGTCACAGGTTCGATTCCTGTTAAGTCCTATTGAATAATCAAAGAAGGAAGGTGTAGAGGGTGCTGAGTGTATCAGAGATACAGAAATTTATAGATAATGACATTGTATCAGAGAAGAAAAAGTTTGCCGGTGTTGGTCAAAGATACTACGAAGGTGAACACGACATAAGAAACTATAGATTATTCTACTACAATTCAGATGGAAAACTGATAGAAGACAAGGTGCGGTCAAATGTCAAGATCAGTCACCCGTTTTTTACTGAGCTTTCGGATCAACTGTCAGCCTATATGCTTTCGTTTGATGAAAACCCAATGGTTGCCAAGGATACGGCGGAAGGATTACAGGAGCATCTGGATAACTATTTTGATGATGAGTTCTGGTCAGAGATTGGCGATGTGATCACAGGATCATACACGAAGGGATTCGAGTATCTGTTCGCATATAAGAATGCAGATGACCGGCTTACATTTATGTGTGCAGACAGCATGGGCGTAGTAGAGTGCAGAGAAAAGGATACTTCAGATCATAAGCGATACATTATATATCACTATGTGGACCGTATAGAACAGGGAAAGAAAGTAATCCGAAAGATTCAGGTATGGTCTGAAACAGAAACATTTTATTATATTCAGGATGGCCTGAATGGAGAGATTGTTCAGGATGAATCTGAACCGGTGAATCCAAGACCACACATCGTATTTACTGATCAGAAGACAGGTAAGAAGATGGGGTGTTCGCTGGGATATATCCCGTTCTGGCGATTGGATTACAACAAAAAGCAGTTTAGTGGATTGAAACCAATCAAGGGCCTGATAGATGATTATGACATCATGCAATGTGGGTTATCCAACAATCTAAAGGATTTTGATACACCGCTGTATGTGGTGAAAGGATTCCAGGGTGACAACCTGGATGAATTGCAACAGAACCTGAAAACCAAGAAGATAGTTGGAACAGATTCGGAAGGGGACGTAGAAGTCAGAACAGTTGACATTCCGTATCAGGCACGTAAGGCGAAAGCCGATGAGGATGAAAAGAACATATACCGGTTCGGTATGGGATTCAATTCATCACAGGTCGGAGATGGGAATATCACAAATATAGTGATCAAAAGTAGATATGCACTGCTGGATCTGAAAGCGAATAAGCTTGAGAGAAGATTGAAGCGTCTGCTGAAACAGCTTCTAAAGGTTGTTTTGGATGAAATCAATCAGATGCATGGAACCGGTTATAAGGTTACAGATGTCAGGTTTGAATTCACACGATCTATAATGATGAATGAATCGGAGAATATAGCGAATGAAAAGACAGAAGCAGATACTCAGCAGGTAAAGATTAACACCATACTGAATATGGCTACACAGATTGGTGATGAGCAGACACTGAAAGCATTATGTGATGTTATGGACTGGGATTTTGATGAGTTGAAAGAACAGCTGAAGAATGCAGATAGCAGTACAGCACAGGATGCAAGAACGGTATTAGGTGCTATTGTACCGGATGATCCTGACAATCCAGATGATGAACCAGTCGAGGAATAGGTGATAGGCTATGAAGTACCGTGAGAAGATTGTTCAGATAGAGTTTCTTGATGATGAGGAACGTGTGATCAGACGGCTACAGGCTGTATATAATCAATCTCTAAAAGATATAACACAGAAGGCTAATGCTCTTCAGGAAGAAATCTATAAGATACAGGATAAATATAATTCTATTGAGGATGAACAGGAACGGGAAACGCTAAAGAGCATGGAACGCTCAAAGGTGTACCAGAAACAATATCAGGATTCGCTTAAGACGCAAGTAAACGGTATTCTGGATAAAATGCATCAGAAGGAATTCAAGACCGTTAATGAATACCTGAATGAGTGCTATGATAAATCATTCACTGGGAATATGTATGTATTACACGGTGAAGGAATTCCGCTGATTGTTCCGATAGATCAGGAAAAGGTTGTCCGGGCGGTACAGATCAATAGTAAGATCAACAAGGGATTGTATTCACGATTAGGCGAGGATGTAGATCTTTTGAAGCGGAAGATTACAGCACAGATCAGCCGCGGGGTTGCTACTGGTATGAGCTACTCACAGATGGCCCAGCAGTTAGCCGGATATACCAAGATTGGTTATAACAATGCTGTCAGGATTACAAGAACGGAAGGGCATAGAATACAGCAAGAATCCACTATGGATGCCTGTTATGCTGCAAGAGAGCGCGGAGCGGATGTTGTGAAGCAGTGGGATGCCACAATGGATGCCAATACCAGAGAATCACATCAGATGGTTGATGGTGAAATCAGGGCACTGGACGAGAAATTCAGCAATGGATTGATGTATCCGGGAGATCCATCAGGAAGTGCAGCGGAAGTAATCAACTGCAGATGTGTACTTTTGCAGCGTGCAAAATGGGCATTGGATCAGAAAGAACTTGATCGGTTAAAAGAAAGAGCTTCTTTTTACGGATTGGATAAAAGAAAGAGTTTTGATGAATTCAATAAAAAATATATAGGAACTGTGGAAAATTCTAAAGGCAACAAAATAAAGATGGATTTGCAATTTTTTGCGAAAATCCCAGATGAGAAATTAACGGAATATGCATTAAATTTTGAACATCCTACAGGTAAAGAAAAAGCAAAAGCTTTTAAAGAAGCACTTGGATATACAAAAGAAAGTTATACAGACTTAAAAACGAAAATACTTGATTCTTTTGATGAAAAAGAGTTAGTATATAAGAGAGAAGACAAATACGGAAAGCGCTATGAGCAAATTATGCAGATAACAGGACCGAATGGAAAAACAGCAAATGTATTAACAGCATGGATTAAAGATAACGACAACGCTGAACCAAGGCTAACATCGATTTATGTAGACAAGAGGTGAGAACTATGAAACAATATGATGTAGTTAAATTAAAGGATGGGCGAATAGGGACCATAGTTGAACTTTTTGAAGATGCTTGCGAAGTTGACATTGGTGATTCTCCTACTAACTGGGAAACAATTACTGTTGATAAGAAAGATATTGAAAAAGTATTATAGATACCACTGATCAGAAATGGTTAGTGGTATTTTTGTACCCATTTTTAAGAAAGAGGTGAGAATATGGCAACATCGAGCATTAATATCATGATTGTTTGTGTCGCATTAATTATTCTATGCAAATTTTGCTGATAAGGCGGTGATCTAATTATCTCCCAACTATGGGTGAAATAGTGGGTGGCGGGTGGCAAGGACAAGGATATATTGATTTAAGGCATCGAAGGATGTCTTTTTTTAATGCCATTTCATCCACGGGGATGTAAAACACTATTCCGCAGATCATGGACGAGACATGTAAAAAGCGTAAGAAAGGGGAAATACAAAATGACATTAGAAGAATTATTAAAAAAGCAGGGGTTATCGGATGAACAGATTAAGGCGATTACAGCAGGCATGAAAGAGAATAAGATTTACACTGCCAGTGAGGAAAATCTGGATATTCGATACGGAAAACTGAAGACAGACTACGACAACCTGACAACTCAGCATGGAGAATCAACGAAATTGATTGAACAGCTGAAGGCAGGAACAAAAGATAGCGATAAGCTTCAGGAAAAGATTACAGCATATGAAACACAGGTGGCAACACTGCAGAAAGAACTTGATGATACAAGGCTTGAATCTGCTATCAAGGTTGCACTTATGGATGCAAAGACAGATGATGTCGGCTATATGGCATTCAAGCTTAAAGAAGGCGGATCACTGGAACTTGATGATGATGGAAATATTAAGGGGATTGATGAGAAGATTTCCAACTTAAAGACTCAGTATCCAACTCATTTTGATTCAGGGAATAATCAGGGACCAAGAGAGATTGATCCGAAACCGCTTCCAGAGGGTGATCACAACAATGATGTACAGCCAAAGAATCTGGCTGATGCGCTTCGTATGCAGTATGAAGATAACGAAAAATAGAAAGGTTAAAATGGTGAAAGTTAATGGCACTTACGTTACAGGATATGAGAGAAGGTGCATCTGACAAGGTTGCCGAGCAGGTAGTAGATACCTTCTTAAGAGAGTCAGAAATTTTACAGATGATTACATTTGACGACACGGTAAGCCCGCAGGGCGGATCTACACTTACATACAGTTATTTGCAGAAGCAGATTCCGTCAACAGCAGCATTCAGAAAGCTGAACGAAGAATATACAGACAGTGAAGCAAAGCTTGCAAAGAAAGCTGCTGATCTGAAAATCTTTGGTGGAAAGTTCAGAATGGACCGTGTTCTGAAAAAGGCAGAAAACAAATTCAACAATATGGCATTCCAGATGGAAGAAAAGATTGCTGCGGCAGTTTCACTGTTCCATTACACGCTGATTAATGGAGATTCCACAACACAGGAAGATTCGTTTGACGGACTTGACAAAATGCTTGTTGGCACTACGTCTGAGTTTAACAGCAAAGAGATTATTGATGTATCAAACATCGAAAAGATGAAAACAAGCGCGGATCAGCTGTATGAAGCATTACAGGTTCTTATTCGTGAAACAGGTGCTGATGCACTGCTTATGAATACCAGTATGATTTCTAAAGTACAGACTATGGCTCGCATTCTTGGATACAAAACTGAAACAGAGGAAGCATTTGGTAAAAAAGTGACTTCTATGGATGGTGTTAGATTTATTGACCTTAAAAACCATTATACTGTGTCAGGAAGTACAGTTACTGCAAATGCATGTGTGAAAGATAATATTTCAAGAACGGTAAATGGCGGTTCAGCTACTACCGGTCTTACAGATATCTATGCTGTTAAGTTTGATGTTAACGACGGATTCCACGGAGCTACACTTACTGGAAATTCTATTATTGATCAGTATTTACCAGATTTCAACCAGCCGGGTGCTGTAAAAGATGGTGAGGTAGAAATGGTAGCAGCTACAGTTCTGAAGAACACAAAGCACGCAGGTGTTCTTAGAAATATCAAGATTGCGTAACGGAAAGGAGAAAATAAGTATGCCGAAAAAGAAAGAAGAACCAAAGACATATAAGGTTACGGTAGATAAAAAACCGGGATACTGTGGAGAAGGTGCCGGCGGAGCGCAGTTTGCACATGGAGAAGCACTGATCACAAGTGGCCGGGTTGCAGCATGGTTCAGAGAACACGAAGGATATACTGTCACTGAACTTAAAGATGTTACGAATGAGACATCTGAGACACCGGGAGAGTAACAGGAAGGCGGTGCAGTTATGATCCTGTCGGTAGAAAGGGCAAAATGGTTAATCGACTTTAAGGACTGGCCAATAGAGCGGATTGAACAGAAGCTAAAAGCAATCGAGCAAACCATCCGCTCTTATACGAACAACAACTTCCAGAATAGAAAGATTCGATCAGCAGGTGTTGTATCATCGTCGAAACTCAATGTAATAAATAAACTTTATGGATTGTCGATTGGAGATACAGTACAAATAACGGAAAGTATGTTCAATGACGGATTATATACAGTAAAAGAAATAGAAGAGAACGCGATTGTACTGGATAAAGAGTTAATCGATGAATGCTATGTACTGATCACAAAAGTAGAGTATCCAGATGATGTGATCGAGTGCTGTATTAATCTGTGCGAATGGGAAATAAAGAACCGTGGAAAAGTCGGAATAAAGGCAGAAACATTGTCTCGCCATTCGGTTACATACTTTGATCAGGACGCATCCAATCAGATGAATGGCTACCCAGTAAGCCTGCTTGGCTGTCTGAAACCGTATAGAAAGGCAAGGTGTTGATTGTGTCTGATATTGGTGGAAACACAACAGCAATCTTACAGGTGCAGAGTGAAAATGGTGTTGATGAGATTGGCAATCCGGTAATTAGCTGGGAAGAAGCAGGCTCCTATCTGGGATGGCTTGATTTAGTATCTGGAAACTCACCCGTCCAGAACTATAATGCCAAGATATCAGAGTCCAGTCATTACTATATTACTGATTATTATCGGGCGCTTGCCAATCAGGATCCTGAGGTGTGTAAAATGCTGATAGATGGAAAAATCTATGATGTACAGTGGATTGATGATCCGATGGGAATGCATGAACATCTGGAAATTTACTTGAAAGCTGTAGGAGGTGTTGGGAGTGGCACAGATTGAGTTTGAAGACAATACAGAACAGATCATTGAAGAAATGCAATTAAAGGCTATTGCATGGCTGGAAGAAGCTGGTGGAGAGATTAAGTCGCAGGCTGCTTCAAATTCCAGACGTGCAAGCGGAGAGACTGCGGGAAGCTTCCGGCATGAAGTGGATACTGAAAACATGGTATGTGCTATCGGCTCAGATCTTGAAAACGCATTATGGGAAGAATTTGGAACCGGAGAATATGCATTGAATGGGGATGGACGTGCCGGTGCTTGGTACGTGCCGGTTCAATCGTATACTGGAAAAAGGAAACCGACCTATAACGGAAAAGTAGTAATCGTGCACGGAAAAAACGGTGTGGATTTCTACAAGACCAATGGTAAGCGTGGAACAAGAGCATTGTTTAATGCGTTCAATTCACTTAAGGGAGCGGTAAAAAATAAGGCGCAGATGGATTTTAGGGATTTAGGTGATTGAGTATGACGAAAGAAATATTAAAGCACATGAATCTTAAAATACAGGAATTAATTCCATATCAGTTTTTTGAATGGACGAAAAAAGTAGTATATCCATACTGGGTTGGAGAATACTCGGAGGGATCAGATTCGGCAGAAGATGGATCGGGCGAAGATGTAATGATGATAACAGGAACAACAAAAGGCAGCGTGATAGACCTTGAGGATGGAAAGGAGAAGCTTAAAAAGGCTTTCCCGAAAATCTCAGGTTATCACGCTGTTCTTGATTCTGGAACGCATATTCTTGCATACTACGACGCTGCAATACCAATCACACTAGATGGAAACGATATAAAAAAATTACAGATTAATTTAAAAATAAAAAGTTGGGAAGTGGACGAATAATGGCAAATGAATGGACAAATTGGAAAGAACATGGAATCACCAAAGATACACCAGATTCTATTCTGTTTGGTGCTGGAACAATCCATCAGGGATTAACGTTTTCTGGTGACAAATGGAATTTTGCAGAATCAATCATAGGAGCAACTAATGGTGGATCGAAAGTGTCTATGAAACCTGAAGTACAGGATATTGAAGTGGATGGAAAGTTGATTAAAGCAAAAGGCTTGATGATGAAGGTTGGAGAAACAGCAACAATTGAAATCAACTTTGCGGAGATCAGCCCGGAAATTATCAAGAAGGGCTTGATTGCCCAGGAAGGAAATTCGACAGCAACCGGATATAAAGTTATTGAAAGTAAACCGGATATCGAAGCAGGTGACTATTTTGAAAACTTTGCGTTTGTTGGACGAACCGTATCAAAAAAACCAATTATTGTTATTTTTGATGATGCCCTGTGTACATCTGGTTTTGAACTGGATGCAAAAAATAAATCTCAGTCTTCACCAACAGTGACGGTTGAATGCGTGGGTGATGTTAACAAAGATGAAGCGTTAAAGGTACTTCCGTACCACATCTATTACCCAGATCCGGCAGCTAGTCAGTCGGAAGATGTATCTGGCAAAGCTGTTGTTGATGGACCAGAAGAAAACGAAGAATAACAGAAGGTAAAAAGTAACGAAAGGAAGGATTGTAATGGTAGAAAGAAATTATGAATTAAGAAAATTATGTGCTGATGATATTTTCCCGATGGTCAATATTATTTCAAAAATCGGTATTGAAAATATGGCAGACTGCTTCGATGCAAAAGAAATGGCAGACATCATGAACAGTGTAGATTCAACTTTAGATGAAGCAGATGGAAAAGAAAGCTCAGATAATGCGATGGCTGATGTACTTACAAAGCAGATTGGTATCAAAGTAATTATGAAACTGGTTGGGCTGCTCTTGAAGAATCTTGGAAAAATTAAGAGAGAACTGTATCAGTTTCTTGCCGGTCTGTCTGGAATGACTGAAAAAGAGATCGCTGCTCTGCCACTGGGAACATTTACACAGATGATTGTAGATGTTTTCAAAAAAGAAGAGTTCTCCGATTTTTTTCAGGTTGTATCAGGATTGCTCAAATAGGGCAGTTTCAATTTCTGGATCAGCTGTTTAAGCGCTATCATGATCCGCTGCGATTGGTAAGTTGGTATATTCAATCATGCAGTTTCTTACAATTTGTAGGAGATTTTTCAGAGGCATACAACAAAGAACTGCGCTGGGAAGTGTACCTGCATAAAGTATGGGACAAGACTTTTGAAGAGTATGAAGAAGGCGTAAACGAAGAAGTTCAGCGGATTGAAACATCGCACATGAGTGAAGCTGAACAGGAAAATGTTATTGCTGATAGTATGTCCATATTACAATCTTTCCAGCCTTCAGAATAGGAGGTATAGATGGATTTATTTAAGCTTGTCGGTACGATTGCGATTGATACTGCAAATGCAGAAAAATCGTTAAATGATGTACATAAACAAGTCGCTGATACCGAAAAGGCAGTGTCGGAAGGCTGCGATAAAGTGAAACAGTCTTCTGAAAAAGCGGGAAATAGTGCCACGAAAGCTGGAAAGACAGCGGAAGAAGCTGGAAAAAAAGCAAAAAAAGCCGGTGAAGATGCCGGAAAAGGTGGCCAAGAATCCGAAAAGAGTGGCAATAAATGGGCTGAATTCGGTAAGAAGATAGAAAAGGCCGGAACAAAGGTCACGGGAATCGGGAAGAAAATAGAAAAAGCCGGTGATGCAGTAGGTAAAGTCGGAAAGAAATTCGCTCCGCTGTCCGCCGCTGCAGCCGGAACATTGACTGCGGTAACAAAGGGCGCATCTGATTTTCAGAATGGTATGGCAAAGATGTCAACCTTATTTGATACGTCACAGGTATCCGTTCAGAAATTATCAAAAGAATTCCTGAATCTATCGAATGAAACAGGAAAAAGCGCAGTAGAACTTACGGAAGCCGGCTATCAGGCGTTGTCAGCATCTGTACCAGTTGAAAAGCTGGGAGGTTTTATCCGTACATCTGCTAACATGGCAAAAGTCGGATTTACGGATACTGCAACATCTGTGGATCTGTTGTCTACAGCTGTAAATGCTTATGGTTTAGAAGCTGATCAGGCGGACAGCATAGCAAACAAGCTCGTAAATACACAGAATCTTGGTAAAACATCTGTAAATGAATTGGCGTCAAGTATGGGTAAAGTTATCCCGACGGCTGCTGGTATGAATGTTAATCTGGATCAGCTGTGCACGATGTATACCCTTATGACTAAACAGGGTATTGCCACGGCGGAATCTACCACATACATGAACAGTATGTTGAATGAACTTGGTGATTCTGGTACGGATGTAGGAAAGGTCCTGAAAGAAAAGACCGGAAAATCATTCCAGGATCTGATGAAGGACGGAAAGACAACTGGCGATGCACTGAAAATCTTAAAAGACTACTCAAAAGAGACAGGAACAGCATTCAATGAATTATGGAGCAGTCAGGAAGCCGGAAAGGCTGCTATGGCACTCTTAAATGATTCGGCCGGTGATTTCAATGAAACAATGGGATCAATGGCTAATGTAGCTGATCTGGTTGGACAAGGTCTTGAAAAGATGAATACGCCATCAGCAAAAATGGCGAAGGCTCTCAACCGGATTAAAAATAGTGGTATTGAATTGGGTTCCGTATTGCTTACTACTGTAGCACCTTATGTTGAGCAGTTCACTAAAAAAGTAGAAGAACTTACAGAAAAATTTAATAAGATGCCGGATAGTCAGAAAAAAATGGTTCTGGTTATGCTTGCAGTTGTTGCTTCGATTAGTCCCGTTCTTGCTATAATGGGGAAATTAATCAAGGTGTTTGCAGATGGACCTATAGCCGTAGGAAACCTAATGAAAGGATTCGGCAAGTTTCAGACAGCAATCGCAGGCATAAACGCTCCTGTGTTGGCGATCGTTGCCGTGATAGCGGTTCTGGTTTCTGCATTTACGCATCTGTGGAATACGAATGAAAATTTCAGGAATAACATGATCGCAATCTGGGATCAGATACGAGATAAGATATCATCATTCGTAGACAATGTAAAAGAAAGATTTGCAGGTTTGAATATTTCTTTTGCAGATATAGTAAGTGTCCTGAAAGCTATATGGGATGGATTCTGTGAAATCTTAGCACCGGTATTTGAAGGTGCTTTTGCTGCATTGGCTGATACTATTACAACAGTATGTGATGTTCTGATAGGTATATTAGATACATTCATAGGGCTGTTTACTGGAAACTGGGAACAGTGCTGGACTGGAATACAGGAAGTATTCGGCGGAATATGGGAAGGTATAAAAGCAGTACTTACAGATGTATTAGAAGCATTAAAGGGAGTGATAGATACATTCCTTGGATGGTTCGGGACTGATCTCGATACAGTTTGGTCAGAAATTACATCAACGGTTGAATCTGTGTGGAATGGCATAGTTGATTTCTTCGCTTCTGTTTGGAATGAGATTACAAGTGCAGCATCTTCTGCATGGGAAACAATTAAGAATGTGATTACAGTTGCGATTATGCTGATTGGTGAAATTATATCTGCAGCAGTTCAGATTATATCTCTTCCGTGGAGATTTATCTGGGAGAATTGCAAGGAATATATCATTGCAGCATGGGAAACAATTAAAAATGTAATCTCATCTGCGTTGAACACCATAAGCAGTGTAATTTCTGCTGGATGGAATGCTATATCAGCCGTGGTTTCGCCAGTGATTGATACGATTATCAATATTGTGAGCAGTGGATGGAATCTGATCAGTAGTGTTGTTTCGAATGTTGCTCAGGGGATACTTGGAGTTGTGTCATCCGTTTGGAATTCAATCAGCGGTGTCGTTTCGAGCGTAATGGGAACTATCAGCAGTGTAATGTCGAGCGGATGGAATGCCGCAAAAGGTGTGGTAACCAGTGCAATCAGTGGCATTAGATCGGTTATATCATCAGGACTTCATAGTGCAAGTTCGGTAGTATCCAGTGTGCTAAGTGGTATTAAAAGCCGATTTAGTAATATTTGGAATGGATGTAAGAGCGTTGTGAGCAGTGCAATCAATCATATCAAGAGCGCCATGAATTTTAGCTGGTCACTCCCAAAACTAAAATTACCTCATCCGAAAATTGAAGGGAAATTTAGTCTTGATCCACCATCTGTGCCGCATTTCTCTATTGACTGGTATGCTAAGGCTATGGATGCCGGAATGATTATGAATAGGCCTACAGTATTTGGCTATGATGCGGTATCAAATAAGCTTATGGCTGGTGGAGAAGCTGGAAGCGAGACCGTTGTTGGAACGCAGAGTCTGATGAACATGATACAGGATGCTGTAAATAACAGCGGAAACAGGGATGACGGAGCAATCCAGGCGTTGCTAGAAGCCATCTATAATTGGATGCGTAACGGAGGACTGTACACACTGTTAATTGATGCACTGACGAATGGTGTAGAAGTTGAATTTGATAACAGAGAAATTGCAAGGTTGGTGAAAAAATATGCTTGATACAGCAAAGTATGTGAATCACCTGAATCAGAGTATTGACTTTGGTTCAGGTGGCATTTATATCACAGATTCTGAGCTTAGAAATTATGAATGGGAATATGATACGGATTATGATGAGATAACCAACTTCCGTAAGGGCGTTAAAGAGAAGAAGATGAAAATAATCATATCAGCAGCTACAGAAGAAGAAGGGATCGCAAAAAGAAATGCAGTCTTCCGGATTTTCGAAGCGGATATCCTTGCAAACCAGGCAGGAAGGTTGTATCAGGACGACTACTATTTGAATTGTTATATCGTAGCATCGAAGAAAGCAAAATGGTATCTTACAAAACGGTACATTGAGATCGAAGTCACTATTGCAACTGATCAGCCGGACTGGGTACAGGAAAAAGAATTTAATTTTCTTAAAACAGAAGGTAAAACTGTTGAGATGGATGAGTTAAAAAAGTATCCCTATAAATATGGGTATTATTATCTGAATCAGGTGGCATCCTCTGCAATCAATAATGTAAGTATTACGGAATCTGATTTTGTGCTGCGAATATACGGTTCCGTGTCAAAACCACTTGTGAAGATTGGCGATAATACCTATCAAGTGAATGTTTCTTTAAATGTTGGTGAACGACTAGAGATTGATTCCAGAAAGAAGACAGTAAGGCTGATACATATTGATGGATATACAGAAAATGTTCTCTGGTCAGTTGCAAAAGAGTATTACATTTTTGAGAAAATCGCATCCGGCACACAGATTATTGCGTGGGATGGTAGCTTTGCGTTTGATTTAATCTTGATTGATAAAAGGAGTGAACCGTTGTGGAAGTAATGTATACAGACATAAACAGGCTTCCACAAGGGAGCCTTGAAAAGTATTCGATTGATCTGGAACTTGGCGGTGACAATGACTTCGAGCTCCAGATGAACGTGAGAAATCACTGCATGAGTGCCGGATGTATCTGGTATGTTGAAAATGAAGAATACGGCGGTATTGTAGATGATATAAAAGTTGATACTAATAAATCTAAGGTATATTATTCTGGGCGATCTTGGCGTGGTATTCTGGAAAAGAAGGTAATCGGACCAGACACTGGAAAAGATTATCTGACGGTATCTGGGGATGCAAATGACATTCTTGCGTTGCTGATAAAACGCTGTGATCTGGTGGATCTGTTTGTAGTTCCGGACATGTCTTCCGGGATACAGATAAGTAGCTATCAGTTTCCGAGATACATTGATTTGTATTCCGGTATTGTGAAGATGCTGTCCTCTGCCGGGGCAAAACTGAAAATCACCTATGATGACAAGGAATCTTGTGTGAATATATCAGCTATCCCAATCAGCGATTTGTCAGAAAAATATGAGTATTCTGATGATTACGGAATGAAAATCATAATCGAAAAGAAAAAAGGCGGGACAAACCACCTGATCTGTCTCGGAGCTGGCGAGTTGGCAGCCAGAACGGTGATTGATCTGTATGTAGGTAAGAATGGTGAGATAACAGAAAAGCAGGCATATTTCGGGGAATATGAAATAGCTGAAATATATGATTATGGAAACTCCGGATCCAGTTCTGAGTTAAAAGAGAAAGGAATCGAAAAACTTAAGGAATTAAAAAGTTCAGATTCGGTATCGGCATCTTTTCAAAAGCTGGATGTTGATATCGGAGATATTGTTGGTGGCAGGAACCGGGCGACTGGGATAGTATTGAAGGAACAGATAACACAAGAAATTGTAAAAATAAAAAATGGTATTGAAACGATAACATATAAGGTTGGTGAGGAATAATGGCAAATTATCTTGATACCGGAGATACCGGACGTGCAGTCAGCGCAGAATCTGACGGGGCGTTATTTGCCGGTATTTTCGGAAGTGCGAAATATGTACTGGAAAATGGCAGCCAGTTCAAGGCTGAAGTACAGTCGAATAATATTGTGAAAATTTCTGATGGTGATGCGGTCGTGTATGGGCGACACGTAAGAATACCAGCAAATGACAGTGCACTGGTGACAATTAACAACGGACATTCCGGCACGAACAGAATCGATCTGATCGTGTTCCGTTACACAAAAGACAGCACCGGAAAAGAAACGGTTGATCTGGCAGTGATTCAGGGAGAAGATTCTACCGGGACAGCTGCAGCACCTGCAACAATTGACGGAGATATATTAACAGGAGCGATGCAAGCGGATTTCCCATTATACAGAGTTGAACTTAATGGACTTAATATAGTTAGTGTAACAGCAATGTTTGACGTGATTGGGAACATTTCGCAGCTCACAAAGACAAATAAGGATTTGTCCAACAAACTCGGCAATCTCGGTCAGTCTGCCGCAATCGGTCAGTATGGATCGGCGTGGAACGTCGGTACCTCATACCAGAATGCCGGAAGTAAGCTGCCGGCAGTGAGCAACGATCTCTACGAGACCGTATCCGGCAATGACGCTGTGATTAAGATTAAAAAGCCAGGAACATACCTCCTGCTTGCATCATCCGAATTTGGCACGAATGCCGGAGTCGGCGGCACTGCCTGGAATGCCATTGTTCCGGAATCCGGTACCGAGATCGCCAGATCGTGTGCTTACGTCTATGGCGGATCAGCGACCACAGTGATCTCGCACATGCTGCAGGTTGAGTCAAGCATCACCATCAAGCTGTGTTCTGCTCGCTCTGCAGGATCCGGTACGATCCAGAATAAGGGCAAGGATCTCTTGCAGTGTATTAAGATCTTGTAACTGTCTCTTATACACATCTGACGCTGCCGACGAA